AACAAGCTTGAGATTGCTAAGGAGATTGGAGATACTCTGTGGTATGCATCCTTAGCTGCTGATGACTTAGGTTACACTCTATCAGAGATAGCTTTGTTGAATTTAGAGAAGTTAGACAAGCGTAAGAAATCGGGAAAGATAAAAGGATCAGGTGACAACAGATGAGAAATAACTATTTACCAACAGACTATCAGGCTTTCATTGCTAAGTCTCGGTACGCAAAGTACTTCGATGGAAAAGGTCGGGAAGACTGGAGCGAAACTGTTTCTAGGTATATGACTAATGTAGTACGTCCGAAGGTGGGTGCTGAGTATAATACATCTCAACTAGAGCAAGCTATCTTAGGTTTAGAGGTTATGCCTTCTATGAGAGCTATGATGACTGCAGGTCCAGCTTTGGCTAGAGATAATACTGCTGGATATAACTGCAGCTACTTGCCTGTAGATGATCCTAAAGCGTTTGATGAGGCTATGTTTATTTTGCTTTGTGGTACAGGTGTAGGCTTCAGTGTCGAGAGGCAGTTTGTACAAAAGCTACCAGAGATTCCTGAGTTGTTTGAAAGTGAAACAACCATTGTTGTCAAGGACAGTAAAGAAGGTTGGGCTAAAGCTTTCCGTCAAGTATTGGCCCTCTTATGGGCGGGTGAGATCCCTCAGTGGGATATAGGTTTAGTACGTCCCGCAGGTTCAAGACTTAAGACCTTTGGCGGTCGAGCTAGTGGTCCTGCACCTTTAGTAGAGCTGTTTAATTTTACTATACAGACTTTCAAGAACGCTCAAGGTCGTAAGCTGTCCTCTATTGAGTGCCATGACCTTATGTGTTTCATTGGTCAGATTGTTGTAGTAGGTGGTGTACGCCGTAGTGCTATGATCTCTCTGTCTAACTTAAGTGATGATCGTATGCGTTACGCTAAGTCTGGACAATGGTTTGAAACTGCAGCCCATCGTGCGTTGGCTAACAACAGTGTGAGCTACACAGAGAAGCCCGATATGGAAACCTTCATGCGGGAATGGCAAGCCTTAGTAGAAAGTAAGTCAGGGGAACGTGGTGTATTCAATCGTCAAGCAAGTAAAGTACAAGCTGCAAAAAATGGCAGACGTGATCCTAACTATGAGTTCGGTACTAATCCGTGTAGTGAGATCATTTTGCGTCCAAATCAGTTCTGCAATCTTACGGAGTGTGTTGTACGTGCTACAGACACTTTGGAAGATCTTGAGCATAAAGTCCGTCTGGCAACTATACTGGGAACTATCCAATCAACCTACACCAAGTTTCCGTATTTGCGAAAGGTGTGGACTACCAACACCGAAGAAGAGCGACTGCTCGGTGTGTCACTCACAGGCATAATGGATAACGCTTTAATGACCTGTAGGAACGAAGGCTTGGAGAAGACCCTTGAGCACTTACGCACCGTGGCTGTTAATACTAATGCTGAATGGGCTGACCGTCTTGGTATACCTCGTTCTACTGCGATTACATGCGTTAAACCTTCGGGAACGGTATCACAACTGGTGGATAGTGCCTCTGGCATACATGCTCGCCACAGTCCCTATTATATCCGCACTGTGCGTGGTGACAATAAAGATCCATTGACACAGTTTATGAAGGACAAAGGGATACCTAATGAACCTGAAGAGTATAGGCCAGATCAGACAACAGTGTTTAGTTTCCCTTTTAAATCACCTGAAGGAGCTGTTACGAGAAACGATATGAGCGCCATAGAACAGCTAGATACTTGGTTGATATATCAAAGGTCATGGTGTGAGCATAAGCCTAGCGTAACGATATCAGTACGTGACCATGAGTGGCTGGAAGTAGGTGCCTTTGTCTATAAGCACTTTGATGAAATGTCAGGTGTTTCCTTCTTACCACACATAGATCATAGTTATATACAAGCACCTTATCAAGATTGTTCAGAACGAGAGTATATAGAACTTTCACAAAATATGCCAAAGGCTATTGACTGGTCTGAGTTATCGGAGTATGAACAAGAGGACAACACCGCAGGTATGCAAACAATGGCTTGTAGTGGTGATGTTTGTGAGATAGTAGATTTAACTTAGGAGACTACGATGGAAAATCAGTTACCGCTTCAACTTTCACTGCACTTAAGTGACATGGGTGTAATACAAAAAGACTTCACAGATACGCCTGTAGAAGATGAGATCTATGAAGTCGATATGTCTTACAAAGGTGTAGAGCTTGACGAGTATGGGGAGCCACCGTTTTAATGGCTAAATGGGATTTATCAAAGTTGGGTACTTCTCAAGAGGTGGACTACGTTAACAGTCCGCCTCACTACAATAGTACCATAGAATGTATAGACGCTATGGAAGCTATGACTGAGGGGGCAGCTGTAAACACTCACGCTGCCTATTGTTGGCAATCTGCTTTTAAGTATCTTTGGAGATGGCCTTATAAGAAGAAGCCTGTAGAAGATATTAGGAAGTGTATCTGGTATCTCGAAAGGCTTATAGATATATTGGAGAATCCAGATGTGGACAGCGATAATATTGACGTGCCATTTAGACACTACAACTTGTAAGAGCGTATCACCTTCTGTTTTATACACTTCAGAGGATATATGTCTAAAGTCCTTAGCTCTAGGTATACAGACCCTAGAGGGAAATAGGTGGGTAGTTAAAGACTACCTCTGTCATCAATGGGGTCAGTCCTCATAAAAGAAGGCCCCAAGGAGAGATCCAAGGGGCCTTTAGTTTGTCTACAGTTTTTATTTATGGTTAGGGCAAGAGCGGTCCCAACAGAAGCAAGAGGAGAAACCTCTGGGGGGTAGGTCTAGTATCGACTTAGACTTCTTAGACTTCTTCTGTCGTCTTCTTAAGTGTCGTTTAAGTGTGTATTTACTAGGAGATGCTCTAGCTATTGTTTTATACAAACTGTCTCTCTTATTTACCGAAGAATTTAGATACTGATCTGATTCCTATGGATGCTGATACAATACCACCAAGGGAATACTGATACCATGTTGGCATAGTCTCAAGTGCTGCAAACCCAGCTTGCACTATAGCATTACCCCAATCACCACAAAAGGCTAGTATCAGGGGAATACTGAAGAGTAGAGTTATCCACTCGTCTTTCCAACTATTCTGTGTAGCTTGGATTGCAGCTAAATCCCAGTCTATCTCACCTGTAAGCTGTTTCTTCTTTATCTCAGCCTCAGTTAGTTTAATCTGGGTCTTACTGTCGATTACACTTGTTGCTAGACCAGCTACACTACTTAAGATTTGTCCTATCATTTTTCATTACCTAGCCAAACGGCAAAGGCTCCTGTTAAAGCTCCTGTGACGGTTGCAGTCAGTGCAGTGGCTTGGGATGTCATTGCCTCTGGGGGTAGCGACATAAACCACTCTATTACTCTGATGTACATACCAGTCATAACTAACATCATTAGTCGTGGTAGTAGTTTCCAAGCTAGTATACGTTCCATTGCAACTGTCATATTAAACCTCTATGTTTAAAGTAGTAGACTCTGATTTTAAGCTGTGGGTTTCTGCACCAAACCTATCGTACCCTTTAGCTAAATCTAGTCTTTGTTCTCTAAGAGACTCTAGGTGTTTGTGATTAGCTCTGTGTTCTTTTTCAACTCTCTGCTCTACCAAGTGGTTATTAATACTCTCACGAACCCTAGATTGATGATGTATATCACTTGCTATGTTGAAAGGCATTGAGCCAATACCTTGTAACCCGTCAGACATTTATAACATTCCCTTTGATGACATTATTGCAAGAGTGACTATGCCTGTGATTATAGATAGCACTATTAAAGTACCTCCAATAACAACCACCTTCTCTACCATCTCTTGCTTACGGAGCCTATCAGCAGCTTCTTTTTCTTTACGTTCTCTACGTGTTCTAGCTCTGATTTCCTGTAACTCACCCCAAGCGGAGTAACCCCTAGTAGATATTACAATGGCTCTGAGTTCTTCTTCAGCATCCTTTGCTTTCTGTAGCTTAACGAAAGTCTCCATACTGTTCTCATCATCACCTGAGAAGAGACTATTCTTCTTTTTATTGTGGTTGTTCCTTAGTTCATCGACACCATCAAAGAACTCACCAATTTGTTTAGTGACTGAGACAAGCTCTTTACCTGCACTAACAGCAGTCTTTACCGCAGCTAAAGCTATAAAAGGGTCTACCATAACAATCCTTACTTATCATTAGCCATCTTTTCTACTGTTTGTCGGATTGATTTAATGTTTTCGTCTATACGGGCCATAGATACTGCTTGTCTTTGTGTTGCATCTTCTACAACAGCTAGTCTAGATTGCATACGCATGATTTCTTCAGCATTACGTTCAATGTCTGACATCATCATAGATACAGTCCAAACTATAGCTGCTGCTTGAGCTATAAGACCGAAGATAAGAGTTATAGGCACACTTCTGGATAGGTGCCAATTATCTTCTTCTCTACTCATGCTGGGTAGACTTTACGATCAAGTTCAAAGTGAGGGGCATCATAGAAGCTCTTCCAGTCACCTCCCCACACGATGGAAATGTCAAGCTCTTCTGCTGCATCCTTCATGGCTTCAGCCATAGTTTCAAACCTATCCAAGTCTTCCCAATCTACAGGCCAAGGAACCATGTCTACAGCATGGCCTGTGATGTGTCTTGAGTTAAGTGTAGTTGACTTACCCTCTTTGAGTAACTGTCTTTGACGTTCAATATTTCTGATACCTTCGATGACTGTGAAGTCTACCTCAGTAATCTCTATTGCCTTGCTTACTACAGCTTGCATATCAGGGTGAACACCTGACAAGTTTTGTAAGCTACGTGTTCCTAGTTTATATGCCATTAGGTATTCTCCTGTGCTGCTAAGTGTGCAGCATAGGCTGCTTTTACTGCGTCTGTGTGTACTACTGCACAAATGGCTTTTACCTCAGTGCTTTCACCTGTGATGTCTGCATCTGGTGCAACAACATGGCGTGAAAAGCCACGGCTAATCTCTACACCGTCTCGCTTGATGACCGTTGCGGTTCTCACCTGTATCATTTTGTGTTCTGATACGATCTCTATTTTGTCTTGTACTGTTTCTTCTGTTAATGCCATCGTTTATCTCCTTTATGGCTTGGACTGACTACCCTGTGATCCAACAGGGGTGTTATGAGTTTGTCATGTAAGTTGCAACGCCCCCCTGAACCGTGTTTCTTACGGTAGTTCCATCTACTGTATGATAGATTATACCCATTTTAAAATCGCTAGAAAAACCAACGTAACCCATTGAGACGTCTTCACCTGTACCCATTGACACTTGAGTACCCGCTGTTCCTGTAGCGTGTCCTCCGTCTATAGG